GGCCGCTTCCCCGGCCGCTGCCCTGGCCGCTGGTGTCATGCGATCAAGATGCCGCCAAAAAGCAAGTACCACTTGCGCTTGGTCTCCTAAAATTTGCTCAGGATTACGAATGACACTAGAAGGCGCACCTTGTTGCTTGTCGTTGATAATGCGCAACAAGACCGAATGGGCGCGGCTGATGCCAAACAATTTCGCAACTCGCTCGTCAGCCGCATCTTGATTGATATGACGCAATTCTTCAACGGTTAACCCGCCAATAAAATGCAACGCTTGCCCTTGGGCGCACATGCAAGAGCCATCTTCACTTACAAGACTGCCCTTAAAGGGGATATTTCCAGGCCAGTAATTAAGAAGCTCTTCGACTGTGGTTGGCGTAGTCATCGGAGAATGAAAAAAAAAGTGGTGGGTGGTGGTGCCGGGATGGGCTCCCGGCGGGCCGTTCAGCTCAAGCCGCCAGCATCCTCCGAACCGTCGACCGGGAGCACCCCAGCCGATCGGCGATGCGCTGCTGTGTCCATCCGTCGCGGCGCCAGCGTTGGGCGCGTTGCTGGCGGGACTCGGTGGCCCACAGCAGGAACAGAACGGGCAGCAGCAGCAGTACCAGGATGGTGCATGTGATGGTGGTCATGGCATAAATGGCGAGTGGGCAGCCAGCGCCGCACTCGGGCTGCTGACCCCCATACCCTACCGCATAGGTTCCGGTTCTGCACCTTTCCATGCTGATGATCTGGCCCACTGCTCACCAGGCCGCACCTCGCTCCAGTGGATCAGCATCCCCGGCAGGCGCGGCCCCCACCGCACCATGCCGAACGGGTCGGCATCGGCTGGGGTTGGTGGGTGGGTGTGCCAGGTCACAGCTCGGCCCTCCGCACCGCGTCCACGCCAGCCTGGGCAATCTCAAACGCGCTGCCGTGGCTCCAGTAGCTGGGCACTAGGCCGCCCTCTACAGCCATGTCACGCCGGAACTGCTCAATCAGTCTCAGTTGGCGGTAGGTGTACGGCTGGACTTGCGGTTGTGCAATCGCACGTTCCTGCATCGCACGCTCCATTGCGTCCTGCGCAATCATCGCCGCCGCAACCCATCCCGCTGTATCCGGTGTCACGTCATGACGTGTGCGGTAGTGGCCAGGTTCGGGGCAGTGAATCAGCCGGAAGCCGCCGATCTCCATGGCGTCATGATCGGCGCTCCAATCGGTGCCGTTGCCCCACGGGATGTAACGCCTGCCGTGTTTGATGTAGAGCTGGTGGGTCACTCCCGCCCCTCCTGCCGCTCTGCCCGCCACTTGGCCCACGAAGTATCCGTAGCCTTGTGATGCGCCCATTCCGCTATATCTGGCTTTGGGCTGTAAGGTTCCAGCCCTGCTGCACAGCGTTCGCAAAGTTGGATCATGTCTCCGCCAATCTCGTGATAGGTGAGATGGCTGCGGCAGAAATACAGCCCGCACCCGTGCTCGCCGCCATAAGGATTACTGCCGCACACATGTGGTAGGCCGCGATTGATCTCAGCATTGCAATCAGGATGGTCGCAAACAGCGGGCACGCCATAGCCAATGTCGCGCTGCCAGTTGCTGTCGTAGCCAATACTCCAGCCCATCACCCCACCTCCGCGCCGGGCATCGGCAGGGCATCCCATTGCGCCCAGTGGGTTGCCTCGTCTATCAGCCATTCGCGCTTCATCATGCGCCAGCGGCCCGCGAAGTGGATATAGGCATCGTGCTGAACAAATCCCCAGCACCAGTTGTCTTTTCCTGTGCGAGGGTTAGGGCAGCATTCGTGATCCTCCGGCAACCGCTCCGCCACGGGCACGGGCGACGGCTGGAGAGCCGTCGTGATCCTGAGCCGCCAGTGGCCGTCTGGCCGTTGGGACCACTCTCCAGCGCGGACGCTATGCCCATCGTCCGTTTCAACCTCGATAAACCGGCCACCCTCTGGCCCTGGCGGACCATTAAAGATGATGTTGAGCGCCGCCCCTGGCGACGGCTGGGATAGTTCAGCAGCATTGAGCGCGGCAATCACGTCTTCTATTGGCTGCATTACACCATCTTTTAGGATGGCTGCACCATCCCCGCAAATGCCTTCGGTCGAAATTGGTCGGCTTTCGTTAGTCATCGTGAAGACCTTCTAAGGTATACCGCCACGATGAGCACCATGGCGATAAGTGTTACTGCTGAATCTGAATCAATGTTTATCATCATGGCTGCATCCATTGAGAGTGGTCTGGCAGCTCGGGCTCAGGCGGGGTGGTGTGTGTAATCCCATCCAACCAATCCGCCACCTGGCTGGATCCGCCGTGGCGTTCCCTGAGCACCTGGCCCAGCTCTAGGGCAACGGCGACGGCGAACCGGCGGCAGTCTTGGCAGGGGGTGGCGCACCGCGTCGGGCAGGCGGCTTGGGCTAGGCGGTCCACCAGCGGCGGTGGGCGTTCGATGGCCTGCTGGGTGGGGGTGGTGAGTTGGATCATGGCTGCGCTCCGTCGAACTTCTGGAACTGCTCCTGGTCGTGGGTCCTAAACCGGTCATCGTCGCCCCATCCGTTGCGCTGATACTCCATCAGGAACAGCAGGCAGCAGCCAGCGTGCGCTAGATGGCTCATGCCGGTTTCAAGGTCGCGATCCTCGCCGCGCCACCAGGCGAAGACGTGCCGCAACAGGGCAGCAAAGTACCGCCCCCAACGGGCGCCACGGCACCAGTTGTAGGCCTCGTACTTTGCAGCGCCGTAGGTGAGCACCTCGGCGATCTGCTCCAGTGCTGCGCTGGGCAGGAGCTCCAGGCGGGGCTTGGTGGCCGATTCGGCCGACTTGCGGCACTCGCCGGTGGGTTCGTCGTAGGGGTGGGTCATGGGGTGGTGAGGGTGAGCAATGACGGCTGGTGCGTGCCGACGCAAGCCGGCGAAAGCCAAAGCCGCTCACGGCGGCCGTTAATGGGGTTGACGCTGTAGCCGGCCCCCCCGCCCGCCTTGCCTTCGGTCACGGCCCAGCCGTGGCCCAGCAGGGCGTCGTGTTCGTCGTCGTAGCCGCAGAGAATGACCCGCAGCTCGCGCGGCGCAGTCACGCACCACTCACGGACGGCAACAGCAACATTGCCGCCGACGTGCGCGTAAACATCGCCACTGGTGGCATAGGGCGGGTCGAGAAAGATGGCGCGGCTGCCATCACCGCCTGTGCCGCTGCGGGTGACGGACGGTTTCACCACCCGCTCCCATGATCCGCAAGTGATCCGAACCCTGTGCAGCCGATCCGCAAGCGCCCTCATGTACGCCTGCAGTTGGCCTTGCCCAGCGTCGCCCAGGTGCGGCAGTTCCCGGTTCACGCCTTGCCCAGCGTCGCCCAGGTGCGGCAGTTCCCGGTTCACGCCTTGCCCAGCGTTGCCCTCTTTACGCAGGTGGCCATCAACAACGCGCCACGGACCGGGGCCGAAGGGATCGCCGATACCGCAGGCCAGGACGTAGAGCCACCATCCAGCGGCCTTGGCGTCGTGAACCTCGGGGTCGCCCTCCAGCCATGCGACCAAATCAGGCGTGCGGCGTTGCTGCAGCCAAGCCAGGCGGGCGTGATAGTCGATCTCAGCCACCGGTCCCCACGCTGCAGCGGCGACGGCATCAGGGCTCAGCTGGATTGACCGCCAGGTGTTGACCAGCCAGCCGTCAGCATCGTTCAGGGTTTCGACCCGGCGCCCCTTGAATGACGGCCTGGCCAGCAGCACGGCGGCTGATCCGGCGAACGGCTCGACGTACCCCGACGGGTCGCCTAGAGCCTGCCAGATTCGTGGTGCGGCGCGGCGCTTGCCGCCGAAGTATGGGAACGGCGCGGCGAGACTCATCCCATCCCCCTCAACGCATGCACCCGATACCCGCCCCAGCCGGCGATGATCTCGACCATACCGGCGAGGATGCAAAGGGTCATGGCCGGGCCTCCAGCACCACCCCAGTAGCCGGCGATGCGTCGATCAGCTGCAGCACCAACGCGCCATAGCGTGACCACCAGTCGCTGTCTTCACAAGTCAACGCAGCAATCCATCGCGGGTCGGCATTGCGCCACTTTTCAATGGCGTGTTGCTGGCAGCCGATAGCCAGCACATCGGCGGACCATGTAACCGGCCATTGATCAAAGTGCGCAGACTTGATCTCGCGCATGTTGCCAATGGCGCCCTGGAGGTTGGCGTCCCGGAGGTCGGCGCCCTGGAGGTCCGCGCCCTGGAGGTAGGCGCACCGGAGGTCCGCGCACCCGAGGTCCGCGCACCCGAGGTCCGCGCCCTGGAGGTCCGCGCCCCGGAGGTCCGCGCACCCGAGGTCCGCGCCCTGGAGGTCCGCGCCCCGGAGGTTGGCGCACCGGAGGTCGGCGCCCTGGAGGTCCGCGCCCCGGAGGTTGGCGCACCGGAGGTCGGCGCCCCGGAGGTTGGAGCGCCGGAGGTTGGCGCGCCGGAGGTCGGCGCCATTGGCATCAATCCGCTTGCCGCTGCCGTCGCGGCACCATGCTGCGTGCTGCTGGAGTTGTTCGGATGTGATCACGCCTCCACCTCCAACACCTTCCGGCGCAGGGTCTGGAGCGACGAGGCGTTCAGGCCAGCACCGTCGAGGGACTGCAACTGATCGGCGATCAGCAGCAGGATCCGTTCGCGTTCGCGTTCGGCGCCGAGGCCAATGCCGATCTCCAGTACAGGCGGGCAGATTTCCTCTGCTGCCTGTGCCAGCTCTCGCTCTCTCTGATCCAGTTCAGCCAGCCGCAGCTCTGCCTGGATCTCCAGGCAGTCGACGGTCTGGCGCAGGGCGGTGAGGGTTCCCATCAGAACGGAACTCCCTCATCGCTAGCGGGGCCGTTGCCGAGCCAGTTCTGGGATGGGGCGGGGGCTGGTGTGTTGGCAGCAGGCGCACCGTTGCCGCCATTGGCCGGCCGGACCAGCTCCCACGTATCGGCGGTGATGACCCACTGGGTGCGTTTCTCGCCTGCAGGAGTGGTCCAGCTTTCGGTCTTGCAGCGACCCGTAACGCGCACTAGGTCGCCTTTGTGGCAGGCATCGGCAAACGCCTGGGCTTGATCGCCCCATACGGCGACCTTGAACCAGTCGGGTGGTATGCCGTCATCACGCTTGCTACCGGGCTGGTTGACGGCCATGGAGACGTTCGCCACGACGCTGCCGCTGTTCAGGAAATTGGGCATCGGGTCAGCACTAAGCCGGCCGGTGATCGTGTGGGAGCTGGCGCGAAGGAGCTGGATCAGGAGTTCGTTCATGGTGTTGGGGGATAAGAAACCGGTTACGCAGCCCAACAGGTCACGCGGACCTGAAGGCGGCGGGGAGGTCGTCGGGGTCTTCGGTGGGATTAGGCGGAGCGGCAGGCGCGGCAGGCTCCGGTTCGACTGCCGGTGCTGATTCGGGATCGAGCTCGGCAAACTCCACGGCGCCGACGCGGAGAGGATCTTCCCCCACGGCTGGGACTGGGCTATTCACAACATGCACCGCCACGGCCTCAACGTCTAAGGCCTCTTCGGGAGTGACCAGGCCAAGGCTGACCTCGGGGCAATAGATCCGCGCCCAGGCTGATGCGGCTCGGTACGTCAGCATCTGGCCTGTCATCATTGGCCACTTGCTGCCCTTGCGGCTCCACCAGCCCTCGGCCTTGGCCATCTCTACAGTGATCGTCTGGCCGCGCAATTCATCGCGGCTAGCCTTGTCAGTAGCGACCGCGTAGCAGCTGCTTGGATTTGCGTCATCGTCGAACACAAACCGCAGCGGCGAGAATCGACCGCTGGCGTTAACCGTGGCGATCAGAAATGATGCGGACCACGTAGGCTTGCCGTTGATCGGCACCATGTTTTGCATCACCACCAGCGGAGATAGCCGCATCCGGCCGCTAATCTCTAGGGCAATCAAGCAGTTACTGAGCCCGTTCTGGCCTTGATACTGAGGCGGAACCAGGGAGGAACTGGCGAGCGCACGCGCCATCCGCTGCGCGTTCTCGAATGTGGCAATGCCGCTGAATACGCCGCTAGCCAGATTTGCGCTAGGCGCAGTTGCTAAAGCAGCACTATCAGAAATAGTCATCAGAAAAGTTCGATGGAATCGGGGTTAATGCCGGCCGCAAGGGCGGCGGGTGTGGTCCGTGGCGGGATCTTCACCTCCACGTACTCAGTAGCCGGGAACTGTTCGGCGGCTTTCTCGTACAACAGCATCAGCCGGGCCAGCTGTTCCTCTGCAGCCTGTGCTGCAAGGACCAGCTGGGCAATCGTGATCTCATCACGCTTCACCCGCTTGATAAACAGCGGTAGACCCGGTGCGTAGCTGATAAAGTCGGCCCATGCGCGACCCGTCACTGCCAGGCCGGTCTGTACTTGCGGGATGTACTCCGGCGGCATTTCGTTGGCCAGCATCGCGGCGAGGTGTTTCTTCTGGCGCGGTGCCTTGATCTCAATTAGGCCGTCATCACCTACCAAGCCGTCTGGGGAATATCCCAGCTGAATCCCTTTGATGCGGCGCGTTACAAACCCGCACTCGCGCACTTCATGGCCGGTGTGCTCGGCGTACAGGGTGCGGGCGCCCGGTTCCAGCAAGTGGCCCCGCGCCATGTCGTCGTTGTAGAACGATGGCCCCGACTCACCGGTGATCCGCTCGGCCAGCAGTTTGTAGATCGCCGTGCGGCTGGTGTCGTTGTTGGCAGGCTTGCCGGTTGCAGTGGCGAACACCCCAATAGTTGAGGCGGTGATCACGCCCCTACGCAGCGCGTACCATTCGTCGGTGCCCTGTTCGATCTCCCAGTAGTACCGGATCTCGGGCGGGGCCTTTGTGGCCTGGACCATGGCGGTGATGCGTTGGTTCCGTAACTATAGCCCTAAGGTACCGCTTCTGCACCCCCTAGGCTGCAGAATGTGACCGGACCCACCCGGCCACCCAACTCACTAAAACCGAACAACCGCCATAGACCCCATGATTCAGGCCCACTGCGCCAATGCCTCCGACGCTGCCCAGCTCTGGCGAATGCTCTGCCACGCTGCAGATGAGGACTTCCAGCCGGTCGACGTGTACCTAGGGGGTGAGCTGGCCTACCGGATCATCAGGAGCGCAAACGGCGATCAGTCAACAGTTCAGCCTGGAGCTGCGCCGGGGTGAAGGTCTCCAGTCGGCGCACCTGGCGGACCATTTCCGCCAAGGCGGCCAGCTCGCTTTCCAGTTCCTTATGGCTGAGCGGCTCGCCCATCAGCAGTTCCTTCAGCCGCGCCTGCCGCACGTTGCTGCTGCTGGCGGGATAGGCCGCCAGAAACTCTCGCAGCGCCTCACGGGGCCCCCATCCCTGCTCTGCCGCCAGATCATCCAGCAGGTCCACCAGTCGCTCATTGGCCCGCTTTGCCTGGGTCTGGGTGAGGTGGCCACCGACGTAAGGCAGCTCCAGCCGGCCCATCAGCAGGTTGGCGAAGTCGCCCAGGTCGAGTGGATGTGCCGGGTCAGCGGGCTTCGGCAGCCAGATCGTGTCGGTCACCCACTCGGGCCTGATGCCGTGTTCGGAGTACAGCCCGAACTCGCGGATGGCCTCCCGCTCGCTCTGGGTCTGCCATGTCCAGATCGCCCGGTTGGTTTCCGCCAGTGCATCGAGGTGGCGCAGGCCGGCGCCTCTGGATTGCTTGGCATTCTTGATTCGGGAGAAACTGCCCCCGTCGAATCCGGTTGTTTCCCCATACGCCCAATGCACCAGGCTTGCCATCCGGTCCTGACTGAGCCCGTGCGCCAGCCAGTACGTGATGGCAGCGGCTAGCTGTTGCACGCCGCGTTCCTGGCGCAGATCGGAAGGTTCTCGTTCCATACCTCAACCGTAGCGGTTCCGCATTGCTACCTCATTGCGAAGAACCGTATTTGCATCCTCAACGCTGCGGACTACCGCAGCGCAACCGCCAGCGCTGGTGATGTGGGCTAGGAAGCGGGAAGCCAGTCGGGATAGAGGATGGCTTGCGCTTCCGCAACGTTGTGGGCGATGCCAGCCAACCCGCCCGCCTTCTGGACCTGAGCAATGAACCGCAGCTGGGCGGGTGTGGCCTTGGCTGTGTCCTTTTCCTCGATCGCGGCAAACAGCGCCACGCGCCGGCCCACCATCTCAGGCGTCACTACTAGGGAGCGCAGGCCGATCTTGTCCGACGTGCCCGCCAGCACCTTGCCGCCCTTGGACCCCAGCCCGTAGGCAACAGGCCGGCCGGTGCGGTCCACCAGGACGCCGACGTTGTTCCTCCACAGGCGCACGTCGCCATGGGACAGGGCTAAGTCGATCTCGGCCGACACAATGTCTTCACGGGAGCTGCGGCTGGCCATGGCTGACGGGTGGGGTTCCGGCAGTCAATGGACGGGAATGTGACATTGCGTTAACTGGCCTGGGGTGGGGGTGGCGTGGCGTAACGGGTGTGTTAAAGTCATTGCATCGGAGGCAGCCACCTCCACCACTCGCCAGCCAGTCATGACCTTCACCACCATCGATCAAGTCAAGACCGCTCTTGCCGCCGAATCCATGGAGCTTCGACATGGTGGCACTGGCCGTAGCACTTGGTATGAAGCGCGCACGCTTGACCTTCAAGTATGTGCCGGCTACTCAGTCAACTACGGGGAAACAGTTTGCCGGTGGCACACCAAAGCCGAAGTCCTGAACTGGGCAAATCTTTATCTCACCAACTGACCCACCCCACGGCCCGCCGGGGGCTTGCCCCGGCCGGCGCTCCACTGCATTAACAGCTATGAACGTTCAGCAACTGATTGAAGAACTCCAGAAGTATCCGCCTGATATGCGGGTGATTCGCAAGGGCTATGAAAGCGGTTTTGATGATCTCAGCGAGCTAGAGCTTATGGAAATTGTTGTTAATTACAATGACGATGGCCATAGCTGGTGGAATGGCAAACATGCACACCCAAGCCAAATGCTGCCAACAACGACGAAGGGCGATGAGCAGGCCCTGCTGATCTCCTGATGCCTGACCCCACCAACCCCAATACCATGACTACAGCACTCACCCCAGAACAGCAGGCGCTGCTAGATCACTATCGGCAGGCCGACACTGCATTCTGGCAAGCCCACGACGCCTACCGTCAAGCCCTTGACGCCCAAAACGAGGCTCGCGCTGCTTGCCGTGCCGCCGGCATCAACCTTGTAGAGCATCTCTAATGCCTGACCCCACCAACCCCATGCCCGCACCAACCATGCACCTTCTCGAATTCGACCCGGAAGCTAAAACCATCGTTGAAATCCGCAAGGAACAATGGAACCGTGATCCCGGCTGCCATTACATCAAGACAGAAAGCAAGGGCGTTGAAATTCCAGTCCTTGCCTCTGGCGGCCTTGATTATCTGGTTTGGCAGCATCCTGATTGGAAGCCGCCAGTCGTCGCCGAAGCCGCGTTGACAAAGCCAGTGCTCTCCGCCGCAATGACCACTCGACCCAACTACATTAAGTGCATTGCACATACCCACGGCAAGCTAATTGGCAAGTCATGGTGCGGGATACTAGGGCGCAGTGTGTTTTTCAAGGACCTTGACCACGCGGCTTATTCAATCAAAGCGGAAACTTACATGGTGCCATGCCCTGAATGCCTAGAGGAAGCACGGAGGCAGCTCACTAATGCCTGACCCCACCGGCGCCGCCCGTCAACGCCGCTGGCGAGAGCGTCAGGCCAAGCGCCTGCCAGCTGCAGACCGGCCCGCGTGTGCAGCCTGCGGAATCCTGCACACCGGAGCACGGGGGGTGTTGTGCTCCAGGTGCTGGACACGACTGACGCCAGAGGGCAGGGCCGATCGAGCCGACCGGGTGCGGCGTGCGCAGAAGCGCAAGCGTGACGGATTGTGAACTGGTCTGGTGGTGGCGCGTGGGGGCGTAACGGGTGTGCTAAGATAGTTGCATCGGAGCCGAGAGGTTCCACCGCCACTCGCCAGCCGTGACCATCCTCCTAACCGCTGAAGAAGTCCTGAAGACCGCTGAGCAAAAAGCCGATCGGGCCAGCACCGCGTATATGCGCAAGCACGCTGCCGTTATCGGTGCTATCTACATCAGCGATCTAGCTGATTTCCGCCACATGGTTCGCTACGCCGCAACCGGCGAGGTGCTCCACGTTACTGGCTGCATGGCTCAAACAGATCACTACGTTTGCGCTGGTGAGCTCAGCGACGGCACACGCCTTTACGAGGCACACGTTCATCCCGGCGTCGATGCCGAATAATGGGCGCTGATCGTTGACTGACCCACCCGCCCATCACCTGAGGGGCTTTTTCATGCCGCGGCCCAAACACCGCGAAGCCCCCAGGAGCGCCAACTCCTGAGGGCTTCTTGATGCGGCGGTTCACCCAGAACCACCACAATCATACCCATGTGCCGCCTTCCTGTCCACCTCTACGCCGCCTCAAACCGCAGCCCCAGCACCGTTACCGGGCGGCGCTCGCCCATGGCCAACCGGATCGTCGAGTGATCAACGTGGAGCTCGCGGGCGGCATGGGCGGCGGTGGTCCATACCTGGCCCGTCTCCACGCACCGCACCCGCCAGTCCCACGCCTGCCGTGGATGCTGCTGCGCTACCTGCTCCGCTAGCTCACGATCCTCCAGTAGCGCATGCAGCCGATCGACCGAGTAGCCGCCCAGTACATGGGGGCGTTCGCGAGCCAACCGGCGCAGGTTCGCTCTGCTGACGTACCGGCACCCGCCGCGCCACTTCGGGGCCAGGATCTCGCCCGTCAGGCGATGGCGCAGCCAGGACCGCACCCGATCGGCTGGACAGCCCAGAACCTCAGCCACGCCCCCAGTGGTCAGCCAGTCGCCTGTACGCACCCTGCCGGCATGGCCCGTCCGCCGCATGCGTTGCTGCACCGCCAGCACGGTTCTGCGGGGCCAGCCGTGCTGAATCGCGGCGAGCTGCAGCCTGTACGCCACCTCCCGCAGTGGCAGGTCCCCGGCTATGGCCTCCAAGAAGTCGATCTCGGGGCGGGTCCAGCGTGGGGATGTCACGCGGCCACACCTCGCTTCGCCTGGCGGGCGGCTAGGACGTGGCGGGCCCAGCCGTGGGGGCTCTTCATGCCGCGGCGCTTGCCTACCTCGATTAGCTGTTCGAGCGTTTGGGCGGTGGATTGTTCGCGTTTGGCCTGGCGCCTCAGCTCTACCGCATCCACCTCTTCGAGATCTCCATCCACGTGCTCCAGTTCGCGGCGCTCAACGGTGAACACGTGGCCGCACTCGGGGCATTCACCGCGGCGGCTTTCCATGCTGGCGAAACACGACGGGCAGACTTTCACGCTCGGCGCCTTCTCGCCGTCCTTTCGTTTCGCCTTGCCCTCCAGCGACCATTCGTGATCGAACAGCGGGCTGCCGAGTCGTTGGGGATCTGAATTCCCAACGTGATCGACGATGATCAGATCACCCTTGCCCGGTGCAATCCTCAGCCCGCGGCCATTGCCCTGCAGCCATGCCGTCAGGCTCATGGTGGGCCGTAGCCAAACCACCGCGTCGATCTCTGGCACATCTACGCCAGCGATCCACAGCTGAGCGCAAGCCACCAGATCCGTCCGCCCTGCCCTGAGCCCAGCAATGGCCTCTCGCCGGTCGGCGTCATCACTGCCGCCAGAGACGGCCATCGCCCGGTAGCCGGCACGCTGCCACTGTTCGGCGACGGCGTGGGCGTGTGCCACGGTGGTGCAGAACGCCACGCCGCGTCGGCCGTGGCACAACTTCCGCCAGTGGCTCAGCGCATCACCCACCACGGCGGGCCTGGCCATCACTGCGCCGGCTGCTCCTTGGTCGTAGTCGCCACCACGGCGACCAATGCCGCTCAGGTCTGGCGGCGGCGGGCGGAACAGCCGGATCGGTGCCAGCAGCCCCTCATCGATCAGGTCGGCCGTGGAGCATGTCTCCACGATGTGATCGAACACCTCGCCCAGCCCGCGACCGTCTAGCCGTTGGGGGGTGCCGGTGAGGCCGAGTAGCTTGGGATTCCCAGCAGCGGCGATCACCTTGCGGTAGGTGTTCGCCACGGCGAGGTGGCATTCGTCCACGATGATCAGATCAGGCCGGGGCAACGTGGCGCGGCGCACTGCGGTCTGAACGCCCACCACTTGCACCAGCTGGCTGTAATCGGAGGATCGATTAGCGCGGATTTGGCCAAACGGGATAGCGGCCTGCTGCAGTCGGTCGGCGGTGTCGTCGAGGATCTCGCGCAGGTGGGCCAAGAACCACACGCGCCGGCCACGGCCGATCGTCAGCCGCACAATCTCGGTCGCCGTGGCGGTCTTGCCGAACCCGGTCGCGGCTCTCAGGATCGGCGCTCGGTATCCCCTGGCATACGCCTGGCGGAGATCCATGACGGCCTGGGATTGGCGGGGGCGGAGGGTGAGGGTCACGCGCCTATGGCGGACAGTATTAATTGGTGTGGAGCCCCGAAGGGCTCCCGTTGCAGTGCAGCGCGGAGCGCTGCGGGGCGCTGCGGGGCGCTGCGCTACGGCGCGAAGCGGAGGCTAGTGAACTGAGATCAGCCCACCTGACAACCACAGGCTGAGAGGTGGGGTGTGGGGAGGTTGCCCTCCCCCGTTGGGTTGCGGTGCGCAGCGCAGCAGTGCGTTGCGATGCGGCGTCATGGCACCCGCTCGGCTCGTGCGCCTGCAGCAGGTGATGTGGGTGGGCCGGAGGCCCCGTTGGATTGCGTAGCGATGCGCGGCGTCGAGCAGCGGTGCGCGGCGGCACCGTGCGACGCGGTGCGTCGGGCCGTGGGACTTACACCTCGTGGACGCCCAGGCCATCACTGCTCCAGTTTCGGTGCAGGCTTGCCGGCACGCTTCAGCAGCCGCAGCTGCCGTTGCGCACCCTGAGCAGATGCGGCAATGAAGGAGTGGACGTTGATCCGGTTCTGATGCTCGCGGCGAGCGGCGCTGGTCAATTTCTTCTCATCCACGGCAACCATCAATCGGCCCGTGGCCCGCTGGTGTCGGCGCAAACCCTGGAATGCCTGATCGTTCAGATAGGCCGAAGCCTTCTCATCGGTCAGCACGTTGATCATGCCCCCCACCGTGTTCATCACCAGCGGCGGCAGCTCCAGCTCGCGCCGGTCGCGTTCCAGCCAGTCGCGAACCTGGAGCAGCACGTAGGGCAGTCGGGCAGCCTTTGCAGTGGCTTCGTCGCCGTGCTCATCAATCCACGCCAGCAGCTTGTCGGGCTTGCGGTTCACGTAGTGCTCCCACACCAGCTCACCATCAATGGCTTGGCCCTTGTAGAGAGAGCTGGGATCAATCGAGGCGGCCTTCATTACGCCACCTCCACTTCTTCGAGCTGGGTCACCTGGAACCGTCCGTGCATGGGTCGCCAAGTGCCAAGTCCCTCGGCGATGCCGGCGCGGTCAAGGATCTTGGCCAGCGTCTGCGGATCAATGATTTCATCGTTCACCAGCATCAGGTGGCTGGCGCTCCAGTGCGGGATTCGCACGCGAACGGCCATGGTGCCGCGGCGAGTCGGAGCGACGGAAACGAAGCGGGAGTCTTCGTACATCAGCTCGGCATCGGTCGGGCCTTCGTATGACAGAGGCGCATCGCCTTCGACCACGATTGCCCGCTTGGTGTCTTTACCGAGCTTCCAGGCAGTCGCGCCATCACGGATGCAGCGCTGGAGATTCTGAGCGGGAAGGAAGGGGTCAGCGAATCCCTCGAATGAAGAATCGCCGTCGAGATCATGCCCGTAGGCAAAGGTGCCTTCGGTGCCCCAATAGCCAGAGAACAGCCAATGAAGGCGCCGCAATGCGTGCTCGTTGCGGTTCTTCTTTAGACCGGTGAAGTATTTGATCGCTGCAGCGTGCGGACCCAGTGGGTCGACGGTGCAGGGACTAGACAGGATGAGCGGGCGCGTGCCCTCAATGGTCAGCTCGAAACGGCGGAAAGCCATGTGGATTGGTCCTCGTGGGATTGGTGGTGGGGCCTGAAGACAGGCCCCCTGTGGTTGGCGCGGCGCAGATTGGCGTCGCTTCGCGGTGCAAGGCGGGGGAGTGCGGCAGCGGGGAGCAGCAGGGCGACGAGGTGCGATGCGTCGGCTAGTGGACTGAAAACAGCCCACCAGTGAGCCGGAAGCTCAGGGGTGGGGTGTAGGGCCTCATTCGAGGCCCCCGGTACGAGGCGTAGGGCTGCGGGGAATCGCGACGACCGGCGGTGAAGCGAGTAGCGATGCGATGGACTTCCGCATCATAGCCGCTAAGGTACCGGTTCCGCACCCCCTAGAGTGAACGCACTCACACCCGACCCCATGCCCACCTGGCCAGTCCCTGAAGGCAAGCGCTGCATCACCATCGAGCTAGACGAGGGTTTCGTCTGCCACCTCGATAAGCAGGCCTCCTACTACGGAACGACCAGGGCAGCGTTCCTGCGGCTGCTGATCCGTAAAGACATGGACAGCCTCGCCCCTACCCGCACCAAGGCACGCCGCGCAGCCTGAGCCAATGGCCACGCTCCTAGACCAGCTCCAGGAGCTGCCTGGCTCTTGGGGCCTCGTTGCCGTGGACGGCAATAAGCGGCCCTACCAGCCTCAGTGGCAGGCCAGCCCGCTCACCAAGGACCAGGCCGCGGCCGAGATCGTCGCGGGTAGAGCCAAGGCCATCGGCGTGATCGCTGGCCCGCCCTCTGGCGGGCTGCTTTTCCTGGATCACGACGGCATAAGCGCCACCGAAAAACTTACTGAGCTCGGCCTGCCGCCGCACACCCTGCCGACCACGGCCATGTGCACCTCCGGCCGCGATGGCCGGCTGCAGGCGCTATTCACCATCCCTGAGAAGTATTGGCCGCACCTGCGCAACCGCCGGGTGTTCGACACCGGCAAGGTGGATGCTGACGGCAAGGCCGAAAATCTCGACCTTCGCTGGAACCGACACCAGTCTGTAGTGATCGGCGCTCACCCCATCACCGGGCATTACCGCTGGATCAAGGGCCGCTCACCCACTCAGGTTGGCGTCGCGGAAGCGCCAAAGGCGCTGATTGAGCTGCTGCTGAATGAGCCCGAGCCCCAGCCTGCTCCGCTGCTGGCCGCTTCTACTGCACCACTACCAGCAACCCTACCGCTTCTGGAGTTCGTCACTAAGGACAGCAGGGGACTGATCGAAACCGGCGGCACTCCTGGTCAGTGGAATGACGATCAGCTAAAGCTGGCCCTTGACCTACAAGGCACTGAAGAATGGATCCTCGCACAGGGGCACCGCCCGGACATCACCGCAGCCGCGGCCTTTGAGCAACACATCTCAGCGGCTCAGGCCAAGGCCAGGGACTTCGACGCTCGCAAGGCCCGCAAGCGATTCGAGGGGGCGGCAGCGCACAACCCCCACCCTGGCACGCCACTCGACAAGCTCGAATCACGGCTCAGTTTTCACACCCGCGCCGCAAGGCCGGCGCTGCCGCCTAGGTCGTCTGCCTCTGCTCCCTCGGCTAGCGCCAAAACAATCTGCGAACTGGAGTCAGAGCTGAAGGAAGCGCGATCGACGCTCAAGGGCCTCCAGCCGAACTCGCCAGATTTCGATGCCACAAAGGCCAAGATCAAAAGCCTGGCCAAACAGGTTTCAGATCTCAACAAAGGAATTTCCACATCCCCCGGCAAGCTGCTGCCAGTAGACGCTGCCGAACTATTGGCACTGCTGCGGGCACAGGCTGGTGAGGATCGCATCAGGTTTAACAGCTTCAGCCAGCAGATTGAGATGGATGGCGTTGTGCTCCAAGGCGCTGAGCGTTTCTACCTTTCCCTCGCTGAGCGGGGCTACAAGGTTTCTAAGGAACTCGCCGTGGATTGCCTAGTCCAGGTGGCGCATGAACACCCCTACGACCCAGTGGTGTTGTATCTGCAGCACGTCGCAGCCACGGTGCAGCCTGCCTACATCGACGGGCTGGCGACCGCCTACCTCAGACCGGAAGACGCAGCCATCGGCCAGGCCACCATCTACGACCACATGATTCGCTGCACCCTGATCGGTGCGGTTCGCAGGGCTCTGGAGCCCGGCTGCAAGCACGACACCGCATGTGTGCTAATGGGTGAGCAGGGGGCGCGTAAATCATCCTTCTGGTCTGCCTTGGGCGGTCCGTTTTTTTCTGACGCCCTCGGGGACATCTCCAGCAAGGATGATCTGATGGTGCTCCATCGTTCGTGGGTGATGGAGTGGGCCGAGCTCGACCACATCATGGGCCGCAAGCACGCCGGCCAGGTCAAGGCTTTCCTGAGCCAGTCGACGGACTTGTTCAGAGTGCCCTACGGCAAGGCCACCGAGGCATTTCCGCGCCGGGGAATCATCGTGGGCAGCACGAATCGCTCGACCGGGTTCCTGGTGGATGACACAGGGAATCGTCGATTCTGGGTAATCCCAACCACCCGCACCGAGGCCGACCCGATCGACACGCCCACCCTGATGGCCGAACGGGACGCGATATGGTCTGCCGCTGTTCAGGCCTACCGGGCTGGTGAGGTGAACTACCTGCCGCCTGAGCTGGCCACGATCGTTAGCCGGGAGAACGAGTCCTACCAAGTGGAGAACCCATGGAAGGCGCCGATCGCCGACTGGCTCAATGAGCCCCGCAACCAAGGAGTTGAGCTGACCTCCGAAACGATCCTGAGCAAGGCCATCGCCAAGCCCACCGAACGGCAGACCCGCGCAGACCAGATGCAGGTAGCGGCGATCATGCGCGAGCTGGGGTTCAGCAAGGCGCGGCGGATGGCAGCCGGCGCTCAGCGCTGGGTGTTCGTGAAGGGCTGAGAGGCTTGCCAACCTGCAGGCTGAGGTTGGCAACTGCCAGCCCTTTTTTTGTGGCGCAGTGTAAGTCTGGCATGAGACGCTGCGACTTGCTAACCACGCTGAACCAGGTTGGCAAGGCCAAATCCCTTCCAGCACGGGCGATCTTCTATCCTTGCTAACCTTCTAACCTTTTAGAAAGACTGGTAGAAAAGAGAGGGAGAGGGGGGGTAGGAGGCAGGGGATGGGGTGTTTCCTGCCTCCTAAGAACTTGGTTGGCAAGGTTGGCAGGTTGGCAACTGCTCCAGGACTGCACAACCGGTTCCGCAGCAGTAGGATCCAGCCACGGGAGCAGCCCTACGCTGTGCCTGCCGGGTCGGTCCTACCCGCAAGGATGGACGCGGTGGCTGGGTTCTTGGTGGCCTGGCCTGAAACCGCATCGGAGGCCCGGTTTCACGGGTTGGGGTCTGCCGTCACTGGTGGGCCCCTTCTCGTTGGTGGGGGTCAACGGGATTTCCCGGTCACCCGTTATGGGAAATCCCATATCGGGCTGAATGCGGCCACGGGTCCGTCGGATTTCCAACTGACGTACGCTGCGATACAAAACCCCGACCGTTGACAACTCCTGACCTGATGTGCTTATGCTGCATTTGTCGGCAGCGATGTCGGCGCATCACCAAAGAGCATTCACCATGACCAACACCGGCATCGTCGTCCGCACCTGGAACGACGCACCAATCACCCGCCGCGACTCCGACGGCTATGCAGACGCCACGGCCATGTGCCAGGCGAACGGCAAGCTCTGGGCCGACTATCAGCGCCTCGGCCGCACCACCGACTACATCACCGCCCTGGCCGATGCCACCGGGCTCGATCCCGCTCAGCTGATCATCTCGACCAAGGGCGGCCCTGCGCACCTCCAAGGCACTTGGATCCACCCACGCCTTGCTGTGGACCTAGCTCGGTGGATCTCGCCTCAGTTCGCCGTGTGGATGGACGCCTGGTTCCTGGACGCCGCCGCGCCTCAGCCCGTCGTCTCACGCCGTCGCGCAGCCTGGGCGCCCTTGTCGCCCATCAGCACCGAACGCCTCCAGTCAGCGCTGCCCTGGTGCGATCCCCTCACTTCTGCCGAGATACTTGATTGGCTTGATCTGCCTTATACACGCGGCAATCAGATGGCGCTGTCTACAGCCATGCGGTCCCTGGGTTATGGCAAGCGGCGCCTAATGATCAGGGGCAGGCAGTGCTGGGTTTATTGCAAGGGCCATCTAGCCCCACCCACACCCCAGCTCCCCCCAGGCGTCCACGTCATCGCTTCCAGCCCGCGGCAGGCCAACTGGCTATGGAAGCAGGCAGTAGAGGCTGAGGTGAGCACTGCACTGATGCGGGCCCTCGCCTATGAGAACCGGCAGGCTCTCGGCCCTGATCACTTCCAGCTCCACCTGCTGCCCGCCTAACCCCCATACCCTGCCAATGGGCATGGCGCCCGAGTGGTCCTCACCCCCGCCCTAGCCGGCGGGGTTTTTCATGCGCACCACAGACTGAGGCAACTGCCGACCACCCGGTGAAACGCGCCGCCTCGCCGTCCCACCTGATCAGCCGCGACGTGCATTGGCTCGCCTGGTGGCAGGAGCTCATCCTGAACTGGGTATCGAGCTGGGATTCCGTGGGCTGCCTCACCGTCACCAACGCCGCAAACCCTGATGAATGGACGGCCTGGGATCTGCCCACCGATCTGGACCTGCAGCGGATGGAGCTGGAGGAACTGCTAGAGGCGACGGCGGGGGAGGGGTGATGCTTGAGCTCTCCATCACAACAGACATCCCCGAGAAGGTCGGCAAGCTGGCGCTGCTCACTGATCTGCAGTTCCGCTATGCCGTGGCCCAGGCGATGACCGACAGCGCCAAAGCTGGACAGAAGGCCATCACCGACAGCATGAGCCGCTATATCGATCGGCCTACGCCCTTTACGCAGCGCTCCACCTACGTGAGTTTCGCTAATCCCAACAAGCTCAGGGCTGAGGTGGGCTTTAAGCAGTTCGCCACCAAGGGCACCCCGGCCGGCAAGTACCTGTCAGCTATGGCGCGTGGTGGGGACCGCTCTCAAAAGCGCTCAGAGACGATCCTGCGTAACGCTGGCGCCATCGGCCGGAGCCAGTTCATCGTGCCCCGCCGCGAGTGGCAAAGCGACCCATACGGCAACGTGCACCGCGGCACCATGACCATGGTGCTGAGCCAGCTCAGGGCCTTCAACACTGCCGGCGCCACCCTCAATGCCAGCAATAGCGCCAGATCCCGCAGGAAGCGCGAGACGGCGGGCCAGTTCTTCATGTCGCGCTCAGGCCGGGCGATCCTTTACCGCGCAGCCGGCGGCGGCAGCCGCGACGCGGAGACGGCATTCATGGTGCTGGATGATGCCCCGAACTATGAGCGGCGCTTCCCCATCGTGCGGCTGCTGAATGAGGAGATCGACCGCAGCTATCCCCGGCTGATCGAAACCAGCCTGAGAAAGGAGCTAGCGAGGGCTGGGTTCGGGTGAGGCGCGGCGCCAGGACACGACGAGACCGTTAATAACGGTAGTGTGATAATGGCGCGGGTCCTCCTGGTGGGAATGCAGACTGCGGTGT